TTAGAGAAAGCAAACATTTTCCAAGAAGCCCGTAAGAAACTACTAGAGAAGGGAGCTGATGTAAAACTAATTGAACTGGAAAGAGACGAAAAACTTTTGACTTTAGCCAATAAAAGAAATGACCTGATAGACGCTGCAAACGAAAAGGCTAAGCGTTTAAGTGAAAGAGAGCAAAGAGCTATCGATCGCAAAGCGAAAGCAGTCGAAAGGGATATGGAGCGTGCTGACAAAGCTTTTGATAAAGCGAGCCGTCAGTTAGACGACATCACTAATAAGCACGAGGACAAGATGGCGTTTGAGCGAGAGTACTCTCGCTTGATCCAAGAGGGCAGCACGCCTGCTGCAGCTAAACAGGCAGTCGAGCTTCAAAAACAACTCCTTGAGTTAGCCCGCAGCTACGACAAACTACTAGATGTTGTCGATGCTGAAATACTTAGAGTAGAAACTTCCATTAAAGAGTTAAAAATACAAGGGGGTATTACTACTGAGTACGAAAAACAACTTGAAGTACTTAAAAAGAGAAAAGAAGAGCTTGAGGGCAAAAAGGGTAAGGCTAAAGGTGCAATTGAGGCAGATTTAGCCCCCGAAACAGGCGCAGACAAGATTCAAGCTGAAATGGATCGCGTTCGGGGCGCTCTTAACGATCTGCTTGACCCTGCAAATCAGGTCATTCTTGCCGCGCAGGCGATTGGAGATGCGTTTAGCGAGTCATTTAAAGGAATAATCACCGGCAGCATGTCTGCCCAACAAGCGTTGGCCAACTTGTTCCAACGCACTGCAGATCACTTTGCGGACATGGCTGCAGAAATGATTGCCCATGCGATCAGGATGAAGGTCTTGGGCATTGCGCTTAATTTCTTTGGTGGTGCAGCTGCAAGTTCAACAACACCACCAACTACGGTTCCTGGATCAGCTAGCCAAACTGGTTTAGGTCTAAATATCAACGGAGTTGATCAAGGCATAAGCCCATTTGGCCCCGGCATTGTTGCAGCAGCGAGCGGTGGATACGCTTCTGGTCCAACCCGTGCCTTAATTGGTGAAGGCGGCCAGGGCGAATATGTTATTCCTGAAAGCAAAATGCGTGAAAGCATGGCGCGTTACTCGCGTGGTGCTCGCGGCGCTTCTGTTATTCCAGATTCTGGAGCTTCTGGAACGTCAGGCGAAGGTGGCGGAACAGCAGTTGCCGCACCAATCGACGTTCGCTACACCGTGGAACGCATTAACAGCGTGGATTATGTGACTGCCGATCAGTTCCAACGTGGAATGCAGCAGGCTGCAGCTAACGGTGCGAAACAAGGTGAGCAGCGTGCCTTGACTACTCTTAGGCAGAACACATCACAGCGCCGGAGGATTGGTCTCTGATGGCAGACCAAACGTTTGCGGTAACAGTTGTTTCTAGTGGTGGCGGCAACCGCTATCGCTTTGATGGCGGATCTGTAGATGCCCAAACGCTGTCACTGACAGAGGGCAAGACTTATCGATTTACGCAGGAAGACTCCAGCAACTCAGGCCACCCACTTCGATTTAGCACCACACCGGACGGGACCCATGGCGATGGAGATGAGTACACAACGGGCGTCACAACTGCCGGAACCCCCGGCAGCTCAGGCGCTTACACGGAGATTGAAGTCGCCCACGATGCTCCGCTGCTGTACTACTACTGCACAAACCACTCCGGTATGGGTGGTGCGGCAAGAACGATTGGCGAAGAAAATAGAGACAACAGCCTTGCGTTTGGTCATTATTTAACGCTGCGCTCACCTACGACTCTGGGCGATTACAAGTTTCAAAATTACTGGGTCGGTGAGAACGCAGACTTTAACGACACTGCTTTTGGCTTTATGCCGTTTGCCTTTTCAGGTGTCACGGTTACGAAGTCTGGTGACAATCAACCCGCAACACTTGCCTTTCCGAACAACGAGTTGAGTCGCCCGTTTGCAACCATTGCTGTGCAAGACGAGTATTTAGCCAACGTTCGCACCGTGTTGATCGACCCAAACGACAAAGACGGTTACACCCTGATCAACCAGTACATCGGGCAGATCGTTAGCGCCAAATGGGACAGCACAGCGTTGACGTTAGAAATGGCATCAGTCTTTGATGCTGTTGGAGCGGACGTACCACGCAAGCGTTTGACGCGACAGCTTGTTGGTCATTTGCCTTTGACTAGCAGCGTTCGAGTTGCGTGATTGATCTGATCGGCAGACCGTATCGCCTAGGTGCTGATGGCACTGGAGCGGACGGAGCAATCGACTGCATCCATCTGGTTTATGTGGTTCAAGAACGTTTGGGCATTCCGATGCCTTCGTTCAAAGATGAATGGTATGGGCAGAGTATTCGCCAATATGGTCGGGACTTATTGAAGTGGGGAAGTCGAATTGACCAGCCCGGTTACGATGGGGACGTGTTGCTGCTAGATCAGGGTAATCCTGTCTTTGCAGTCGTTTGGAGCAGAGGATGTCTCTACATCAATCGGCATTTGAAGGCGGTCGCATGGTGCCCTATCGACGGAATGTCGAACAGCCACTGCTTCCGTATGAGAAACGGCTGATTGCAGCTCTTGGTTGCAGCGAGCAAGAGTATCGACAGTTTGCGCAAGAGGTAGAGCGCCGATACAAAGAACGCCCTGAGGACTATGCGCATATTCCTAACGTTGTAGCACTGCCTGATGGTGGTCTCACACTGCTTTTAATTAACGTTGCCGTTAGTGCAATTTTCACGGCAGCGGCAATCCTGCTTGCGCCAAAACCTAAGCAGCCCAACCAAGTTGAACGTCGTCAACTTGCAGGCCGCACCGGCAAAGATATTTATGCGCCTTCTTTTGGATTTGACAGTCTCCAAGAATTAGCGCAATACGGTCAAACCGTTCCAATCGCATTTACCCGTCGTAAGGGTCAAGTCAATCCTGACGATCAGAACGACGACAAAGGAACAGGCGGCCTGTTGATTTCACCCCAGTTGGTGTGGTCTCGCATGAAGAGCTGGGGCGGCTATCAAGTTGCTGAGATTGTGGCGATTGCTGGTCAAGGCAACATGGCCAGACCTGAGCTTGCCGGAATTTTTCTCGGCAATAACGCCCTAGACGGTATTTACGAGGAGTATTTTGATTTTTACTGGAACGGTGGATTTGAGGCTCAGAGTTCTGGCAGTCGTCTGCGTGCCTACAACCTGCGTTACGGGAACTTAGCGATTGACGGCGATAGGGACAATCCAGGCTTGTCTGGTTCAGACCAAGTGTTTTACGCGCCCACGAGAAGCGGCGTAGCGCAGCCTGCATTTTGTGGTGCGTTTACGCCATCATCACAAACGCGATTTGGTGTGTTTACTGGCGTTCCAAACGGCACGCCCTTCAGGCCGAACTGGAGAATTATTTCAATCGTAAAAGGGCAAGAAGATAAGACAGATCGTCAACTAAAAAATCAACAAAAAAAGCATGTTGATCCATATTTGATGGACAACCACCCATTCGGGGGAAACTCAAAAGACGACAACGAAAATAGCAGCAACTGCGGCATGCCTGGTACAGGCACAAATTACGCAAGGCGCATTGGAATTGTTGAACACATTCGCGGCGGAACAGTTACCAGGGTCACTCATGGTGTAAGGGACACCACCAGAGGAAACGAGAGCTGGAACAACCTAAAACAAGAGGTTGATTGTTTGGTGGGCGACAAGATTAAAGTTGTTATTGGCAAAGGACGGCAAACAGAAAAGCCTTTCTCTGCTAAAGGCGTTGATGATGTTGACCTGAGCGATATTCGATCCGCCATTCAGGCAGAATCGGCAAGGTATGACGCGATGTTCTCACGCGGCTCCACCTGGATGGTGGGGCGCACAACTTGGAAGGTGACGCATCGCAGCACTGACGATCCTTATGACGGCTCACGAGAGGACCATGTAAGTGACGGCATCGTGATCACGCTTGAATGTATTGAGACCTGGAGTCGTCTGCAGAGAAAAATCGGCCTTGTGGCTGAGGAAGCAATTACGGTCGGAGATTATCTGCCATTTACTCAAGAGGGAGATGACATTCACGAGGCATGGTATCCGCTGCTTAAGTATGAACTTGGATCGTTCCAGAACACCCGATCCTGCGACGTAACTGAAATTGGCATTAAGTCGCAAGTTTGGAGCAAGTTTGAAGGAATTACTAACTTCAACACTGTCCCTTCCCCGGGAAAACTTGTTGAAGCAAACAGAGATAAGATCCAGTTGTCTGAAGGCAAGGTAACGTCGTTCGCACATCGAATGTCGTTATTTGCGGTAGACGTTCGACCTAGCAACTACGACTCTTCACGCAGCGATAATAACGGATGGGTCAACGTGGGCCCTTACTTGTTCGCTGTAGTCGGCAACTCACCTGTTGATCTTTATTCTTTTATCAGGATTCAGCATCCTGAACGAATGCAGTTCGAGTATCGGCTCCGTCCTTTTAATAGTGCAATTTTCGTAGAGCAAAGCGATGGGGCTGGCAACGTATTTGTTTTAGACGGAGGCCGTTTTGGTGCGCAGGCTTGGGAAAGCGACACCACTTATGGCAAGTTTCAGTTGCGAGCCCGTGGTTATTTTCAGCAACCTAGAAATTATTTTACGCACCTTGAGATGGCTGCGGTCCCTGAGCTTATTACAGACGACGAGGGGCGCATCAACATTAACTACAGCAGCACGCAGAAAGACACTTCTACTTTCTTTTTAGAGAATTTGAGCATCACCAATAACGAGGTTGGCCCAAGCTATGACAGCACCGGCCTGCAGATTAGAGACAACACTGAGAGCAATATATATTCCAAAACGCTAGGCGTTGACCCTTATTTTGACAACCTGCCTGTAGGCGAACGGCGTACTATTGACAACTGGCAATACACACGTGATTCAGGGAGAGAGGTGTATATGAAGCTTCACCTGATTGCATACGAGCAAAACTATAGCCATGTAGCTAGAAACAAATGGTGGCGCGTTGAGCGAGTTGAGTTACTTAGCTATAACGGTGACTATTCTGAAGGAGACACTTTTACTAAACACGCAAGAAATGTTAATGGCATTCAATTTGCTTTTAAATATCAATTCTTGCATCCTTCTAATTCGGCAGGGCAGTTAGGTTTTAATAAGACGGCAACACGTCTTTGGCAGAAGTACAGCGGTTTAGCTGAGGTTTCTCACTATGGCGATTTGATTAGTCGGAGCTGTGATAACGGTGCTGAGCACGAAATCGTTTACGTCAACGAGACACTTTCGGAAGAAACGATTCCTCAGTATGACGGTTGCGCAATGGCTGGCTTGAAACTTAAGTCCAGCGACAACTTCAACCAGCTCGATCAGCTTCGGACGTATCTCAAAAACGGTATTGAGGTGGAGCGTTTGATTGATGGAGATGTTGCATCTAGCAACTTGTTGACTGACCTGCTTTGGTACTTAGTGACGAACAAGGACACTGGAGCGGGCAGCATCCTCAACAGCGATCTTGTTGACAAGGCGTTGCTGACGACGACTGGTCGTTACTTAGAAGCCAACAAGTTGTATTGGGACGACGTAATTGCAGAACCAATCAATCTGCGCAGCTGGCTATCTGAGCAAGCGCCAAGCGTTCTTTGCTTTGTGTCGTTGAAAAACGGCAAGATGAGCTTGGAGCCTGCGCTGCCCTACGACTCAAATCACAAGATTGATGCAAGCAACCCGGTAACAATTTCAGCGATGTTTACCGAGGGCAACATCATCGAGGACAGTCTTGAAATCACATGGCTAGAGCTTGAGGAACGGAAAATGTTCCAGGCTGCAGTGATTTATCAGCAGTCACGAGTCAACCAGTTTCCTGAACAGAAAACGCTGATTGCTTACTACGGCTCTGATAACAGTGATCTGCCGATTGAGGAGTTTACTTTTAACCACATCACGAGCGATGAGCACGCTGCAAAGGTTGCCAGGTACTTCCTGTCATTGCGCAAGAACCTGACCCACACGATCACGTTCAAGACGCTGCCTTGGGGTTTGAACTTGGAAGCTGGCAAGTTTATCCGTGTTGCCAGCGAGATGAGTCCATACCGTCCCGACAACAACGGCATCATCCAGGATGATGGAACGATTGTGTCGATCAATGCGTTGGATGATGGAGATTACAGCGTTTATTACTGGGAGCGGAAGACCACTGCTGTCAGCGAGGGAACTTTGCACGTCAAAAACGGCAAGGCAACGGAACTGTTTGATTCGGTGTTCAGCCTGAAAGAAAGTGACAACAGCGATTCACAGATTTATCAAATTGAGGCATTGGACATTGACCAAGACGGCATCGTCACGATCAAAGCCAGTAATTACGCAGTTGACTCTGACGGCGTTAGCCAGGTCGCTATCGACGTTCTTGACACTGCAGGCGCGATTACAATTGAAGGACCGTTGGACGACTGATGGCATTTCCTGCACATGAGCCCACTGGTCGTTCCTTTGACGCTGGTGACTACCGCTATAAAACCTTCTCGGCCCAATCCGGCAAGGAAGTTCGCATCCTTTACGGCGATAAGCGAACTGGCATGAAGCTACAGCTGCAATACGCCAACATCGCTGACACTGCGGCTGATGACTTCATCACGCATTACGACGAGGTAAAGGGCGGCTTTGATGTGTTTACACTCCCGTCCGAGTTTCGAGCTGGCTGGAACGGTGACGCAGATGCGATCGACGCTGCAACGGGGAATGACTGGCGATACGAGTCGCCACCGCAAATAACGTCTGTGCGTCCGGGCACCAGTA